GCCTGGCAACCCTGCTTTTAAAGGGCTACATCAAGGAGCTGAACCTTACCGTAAGTGACTATTTCTATGCTCACGAGCGCCGCCAGCTGATACCCTACATCCAGCGGGAGCTCGACATAGACAACCGATTCCAGATGGCCGTCTCCGGGAACCACACAAAGATAACGGTCGCCAGGCTGACCAACGGGATCCACCTCTGCATCCACGGCAGCGCAAATCTGCGGAGCAGCGGAAACATAGAGCAGATCGCAATTCATGACAGCAAGGAAATATACGACTTCGTCACCGGGATGAACGACCGGGTGATAGCGAAATTTAAAACAATTAACAAATCAGTAAGGAGGGCAAAATTATGGCATGGAGTAGTAGAGGAGGCCGCCGGGGAGGTGGCAGCCGACCAACAGCAGCCAGAAGCCGGCGCCAGAGAGTGACCGACTTCAGCGACGTACCATTTTAAGAGTACATCAAAGTACTAAAAAGAGAAAAAAAGATGCGAATAGCAAAGCAAGATACAGAGCTGAAAAAGGAAGCCTTCATTGAAGCGATGGGTAAAACCTTCGGCAACGTCACCGCTGCCTGCCGGGTCGCCGGGATCCGCTCCCGGAACACCGTCTACGAATGGGCAAGAAAAGACCCGGAGTTTAAGGCCAGGCTGGAAAGCAAGGACTATGAGGAGGCATACATGGATGCCATAGAGGCCAAGCTGGCAAAGCTGGGCATTCAAGAGGAGAACCCGACAATCCTAATCTTCCTGGCCAAAACAAAATGCAAGAAACGCGGCTACGTGGAAAGCAGCGAAACAAAGCACACCGGGATACCAGCGCCAACAAACATCATCGTCAGCTCGAAGGAGAATGCCGACAAGCTGGAGAAATTTTTAAGTAATGGACCTACGGCTAACTGACATATTTTTCAAGAACCTGGACGCCTACACTGCAGGCGAGAACCTCATCATCAACCAGGGCAGCACCGGGAGCAGCAAGACCTGGTCCATCCTCCAGCTCCTGGCATTCATCGCCAGGCAGGCAGAGGAGCCGCTGGTTATCTCCGTGGTGAGCTACGCCCTGCCGCACCTGAAGATGGGAGCCATCCGCGACTTTGACAGGATCCTCCTGGACATGGGATACAACCCCGGCGACATTTGCAACAAGAGCGAGTACACCTACCGCCTGGGCCGGAGCACAATAGAATTCTTTGGCATCGAAGGGAACCTGGCGAAGGTACACGGACCGCGCCGGGATTTCCTCTACATAAACGAGGCGAACAAGAAGATCACCTACGACATTTTTGATCAGATGCACACCCGCACCCGGAAATGCACCATCATGGACTTCAACCCGACAGCGGAATTCTGGGTGCACACGGAGGTCATCCCGAACTTCCCGCACGCCTACATCCACAGCACCTGGCGAGATAACACCTACCTGAGCGACATCGAGCGCCAGAAGATACTAAACAAATACGACAAGCCAGGCTTTGAGAATTGGGTGCGCGTTTACGGCGAAGGAGAGATAGGCATCCTGGAGGGCCAGATCTTTACCAACTGGACCGTAGGAGAATTTGACAGCACCCTCCCCTACGGCTTCGGCCTGGATTTCGGCTACCACCCGGATCCGGACGCGATGGTCAGGGTGGCCGTCGACGAGCGACGCAGGAAGATCTACATGGATGAATGCTTTTACAACACAGGCCAGTCGACCGACGACCTGAGAAAGGCCGTTCTGAGGGCCGTCCCCAGCGCAACCAGCCTCATCATTGCCGACTGCGCCGACCCCAGGACCATAACGGACCTCCGCAAGAAGGACGGGCCGGCACGCCTGGGGCTGAATGTGATGCCGGTCAAGAAAGACGGAACCGTCAGCGAATGGCTGAAGAAAATGCAGGGCTACGAGCTGGTGATAACCGAGACGAGCTACAACCTACAGAAAGAGATCAACAACTACGTCTGGTCCGACACGAAGGCCGGGATCCCGATAGACGCCTTTAACCATTTGATCGACGCCGGAAGGTACTTTTTTATGTGGACGAAACAAAAGATAAACACCAACGTATGGGCCTGATATTCAACAGCAGATACAAAAGAATAGCCGAGACCAGCCTCCAGGTCATCGAGCAGCAGAAGGCGCTCATAGCAGAGATGGAGATCAAGGTCTCTGAGCAGAACCAGCTCTACCGGGCGCTTTACGAATTCCTCTCCCCCAGCATGGCCCTGAGCAAGGACAGCAGGATGCAGGATTACATCGACCAGGGCTACGAAGGAAACCCTGACGTCTTTGCCATCGTGACGAAGCTCGCCTCGATGTTTGCCAGGCTCCTGGACGAGGCCAAACTGATGCGCAAGACCCCCAAGAGATGGGAAGAGGTAGAGGACAAGGAGGTGGACCGCCTCCGGGAGCAGACGAACTACTACCAGAGTTTTTTTGAATTTTGCCGCCACTGGGCCGTCAGCCATTACATCACCGGCAACGGCATCGTCTACGCCCCCCGCCTGAGCGCCGGACTCAACAAGGGGAAGCTCACCCGCGACGGCATGATCATCATGCCCACCCAGGATGTGACCATCAAGAGCGCCGGATGGCGCCAGCCGATAGGAGCCTACACCCTGGACCTTAACCAGACCTACCGCATAGATCCAGCCGACGTATGGCATGAGCGCTTTGCTCCCACCCTCAACTACGCCGGAGGGCAGAACTTCATGGGCATGTCCCCGGTAAAGGTAGCCGCCAACATCATCGCGGCACAGAACGCCGGAGACCAGATGACAGCCAAAATGTACCAATTCGGCCATCCCCCAGGTATCCTTTCAAAAGAGGACGAGTACGCCACCGACACAACCGAGGAGCAAGAGGCCAAATTTCGTGAGCGCTACCGGACCAAATACACCGGAGTAGACAACGTCGCCATTCCCATCTTTACCCTGGGAAAAATGAACTACACCAAAATAGGCTACGACAACCTCCGGGAGATGGACGTCATCAACACGGCCGAACACGGACTCAGGGTGTTTTGTAACATCCTCCAGGTCCCCAGCCAGCTCTTTAACGACACCAAGGGCTCAACATACAACAACCAGCTCCAGGCCGAAAAGGCCATGTACACCAACAGGCTCATACCGGACGTGCTCCAGTTTTGCGCCGGCTTTGACAAGATCCTGAAGGCATACGGCGACTATTGGCTCAAGCCGGATTATAGCGAGGTCGAATGCCTGCAGGAGAATAAGGCAGAAAAAGTTAAATGGGTAAGTCAGATGTTCACCGACGGCATCATCACCGGAGACCAATACCTCGAATTTATGGGAGAGGAGACGACAGGGCTGCCGGAGATGCAGATACGCTACACCAACGTCAACAGGATGCCAGCCGGCCTGGCCGAGGACCTCGGAGTTGACAGAGGTGATAAATATTACCAGGACCGAAACATGGAGGGAAGAATGTAATGGACCGCCGCAGGCTTTGGAAAATAGAAGATCACGCCAAGTCAGTATATCGCTACCGGCTACGCTCCATTTTTGCCCAAGCCTTTGACAAGCAGATCCAGCCTTTGTACGACCGGATCCAGGAGACCAGCGACATCCGGGACCTCCAGGTCCCCCCGCTGGACAACCAGCCCATCCAGGATGCCTACCAGAGACTATACCTGACCGTCGCCGTCCCCTTTGCCAAGCAGAAAAGGCGCACCCTGCGCCGGCAGCTCCGCAAGGGTGAGGAGGAAATATTTGATGATCTGATCTACGAGATGACGCTGGGCTACCTGCGCAGCAACGTGGGCGACATGATAGTCGCCATAGGAGACACCACCGTGGAGCTGATCCGGCAGCTGCTCGCAGAGCTCACCCCGGAGATCCTCGACAGCGGCATGGGTGGAGGCCAGGCCCAGACCATGCTCCGGGACCGGATCCAGAGCGCATGGCATGAGGCCAAATACTACCGGACCGAACGCATCGTCCGGACCGAGGTCAACAGGGCTGCCAATTGGGGCAGCCTGGAGGGGACTAAGAGCCTCGGCGTAGAGATGAACAAAGTATGGATGAGCGCCTTCGTGAAAGACAGCCGCGATCCGCACAAAGCAGCCGACGGCCAGAAGGTGGATCTCTATGACGACTTTGAGATAGGAGGCGAACACCTCCAATACCCATGCGACCCCAAAGGCAGCGCCTGGAATACGATCAACTGCCTCTGCGGAATTTACCAGGAATTAAAATGAAAAAAAGATGAAATCAATTTTTAAGAGTTTTGAGCACCAGGTGAAGGACCTCGACGAG